AGTATTTGTAGCCAGCAAACTTGTTGTGACCTGACTTGCTTAGTTTAGTATTTTGTAACTCTAGTCGTGCATTATTTAATTTTTTATAAACTGACATATCATTCTCCTTAAATTTCAATCTCTGTGTCTTCTGGTAAACCTTTAAGGTCTAAGAAAGCCTCAAGTGCATCACCCTGCTCAAGTATTCTAATGAGCTGGTCACCATTACCTATACTGTAGTTGTCATACAGAAACTCCGTAAACTGTGCTTGCAGGTCAGCTTTGTGTTGCTTGTATTCTGCTTCGTTAATAACTGACATTTTATGCTCCTAACAATAAGAAAAAGAAAGCTAACAATAACATTGAACCAACAAAGCAAATGCCTTCTATAATCGGTGCAGTCTGTCTTAGGTTTGTGGTTTTTGTAATCACGCATTTTGTTCTGCCTCGTTTTCAATGGCAGATAGGCATACTTTAGCAAACGACTTAGCAAACACAACGAAATCTTGTGCGCTCTGCTCACGGTCTACTTTTCTACCTGCGTTTAAGGAATTGTCGTACGCAATAACCATTGCTTTGAGAGTCTGTGCAATAGCTTGCTGGTCAGCGTAATCTAATACGATTGAAAATACATCGTCTGCTGATTCTTGAAGTGTGTTGGTAACACGGTCATAAACACGTTCTTCCACATTATCGTAGTGGTCATCACGGTCTTCGTTGCTATATAAATCTTCGTTGTAGTCCATTTTTATCTCCACCGTTTCTATTAATATATTACTTCAACAAAAAAACATACTGGCTCGTCATTGCTGATATTTTTATTTTGCAATTCAGCATAACAATCAGCATCAAATCTAGTTTTAAATGTACGAACTAAATCTGTTTCAGAACCATAAACACCGTTATTGCGTAACACGTTATATGTTGTAAAGCCATCGTTTGTTCTAGTCATTTTTATCTCCACCGTTTCTATTAAGTTAATCGCATAAGTTGTTGCGATGTGTAATAATGGCATACAATAATTAGCAATGCAAGCATTATTTATACATTTATTTAAAATAATTGGAATAATTATGAAAATATCAGAACACCAAGAACAGGTCATGCTAGTTACATGGTTCAGAATGCAATACCCAAAGTTTAAGCTGCACCTATGGGCGATTCCTAACGGTGGGTCTAGGCATATAGTCACGGCAGTCAATTTAAAGGCAGAGGGAGTGCTTGCCGGAGTCAGCGACTTATTCTTAATGATTCCTAAAGCTGGGTGGCATGGAATGTTTATTGAAATGAAGGCAAAGACCGGCAGCTTATCTGACAAACAAAAAGAGTTTATGGGTGCAGCTACATTAATGGGTTATCAAGCTGTTGTCTGCTACGGATTTAAAGAAGCTAAAACTGCGATAACAAATTACTTGCAAGATAAGAAAGATTAGTTTAGAGTATTGTTAGTGGTATCAATAATGGCTTGGTCAAGAAGTCGTTATTATTGATGCCTCTGGTATCAGGGTTGTTATTTAGGTGCTTGACCCACCTAGGTAACAGCCCTTTTTTTTGGAGCAAAATTATGGAATGGTTTAGACACGATAGCAATGCAAACCTTGATGAAAAACTACAAGAAGTATTGCTTGATTATGGATTAGAAGGTTACGGTCTGTATTGGTATTGCATAGAGCTGATTGTTGGTAAGACATCGGCAGATAATATTACCTTTGAGTTAAAGCACGATGCGAGAGTAATTGCTCGCAATACTGGCTCAAGCCCACAAAAAGTAGAAGAGATGATGAAGCGTTTTATTTCTTTAGGGCTGTTTGAGAATGAGGATAACAAGATTACTTGCATGAAAGTAGCCAAGCGTTTAATGAGTTCAGCTACTAGCAATCCTAAGATGCGCCACATGATTCAAGACATTAAGCAACAGTATGATACGGTATTAGATGTTAAGAGTCATGACGGCATCATGACGGCATCAGATTTCATCACGGCAGAAGAGAATAGAATAGAAGAGATTAGATTAGATAAGAAAGAAAAGACTATAAACAATAATAGTAATTTTCTTGATTTTTGGGCATGGTATCCAAAAAAAGTAGGTAAAGATGCTGCATATAAAGCGTGGATTAAATTAAAACCAGACTATGATTTAGTTATTAATGCTTTATTATGGCAACGACAAACTAAACAATGGCAAGCAGAGGATGGTAAGTACATACCAAACCCAGCTACTTACTTAAACCAAGGTCGCTGGCAAGATGAAGAACCTGTACAAGCTGTACCATTTTAGGAGTTACCATGATTGAAACTGACAAACAAGCATTTAAAGATATGGTAAACGCAGTCTTTACTATTTACGGCAAACCTTTACCTGAGAAAGAGATGTTACGTATCTGGTGGCATAAGCTAGAACGATATGATTTTAGCGCAGTAGGTCGTGCGTTTGATAAGTGGACAGACACACCAAACAAGTTGCCACAACCTGCCGATATAGTTCAGATGTGCAAGCCAAGAGAAGCTGAATATCATGCGCTGCCAGCTCCAGTTAGTTATGCAGAGAATAAGCAGCAAGTGGAGAAGCTAAACAAATTTATTGCTGAAAAGCTAAAGCCTAAGACTGACTACCATGCTTGGGCTAAACGAATCTTACGCAATCCTAAGAACTTTCCGGAAACTTCTGTAGAGGCAGCACATAAATTGCTAGGAGAAAATTATGCGGTGGGTTGAACAAGACAAGTATCACATTAGCTCTGGCTCATGGACTATAGCCAAATACTACTCAGCTACAGGAGTAAAGTACGGTCTTAGTCAGCGCAATAAAAACTTAGGTTATTACGATACGTTAGAAGAAGCCAAAAGAAACGCTAAAGATTAGTTGCATATTTTATACAGCGTGATATATAATAATTCTATCAACGACAGAAAGGGTTATTAATGACGCACACAGAGTTAAAAGCACTACGCACTAAAACAGGTTTATCACAGAAAGAGTTTGGCATGAAATTGTTTAAGACTAGGGATAGCATTGCCAAGTACGAGTCCGGCAAGTTTACGATTCCTGCTTACATGGACATTTTAGTAAAGGCTGTGTTTAGTGACTGAGATTTCATGTAATGAATTTATTAGGCGCATGAAGGCTGCCGGTTTTACAGGTAAGTTTCGTGCAACTGATGGTACTAGGGTAATAACTGGTGAAATTAAGTCAGAAAAAATAGAAACGGTGAAAGTGGCTACATCTCAAGAGTCACGCAGAAAGATAAAGGATTTATTTAAAGATGGAAGTTAAAAACTTTAATATCAGCACAAGCAATTTGCCTTACTTGTTTGAAAAGATTAAGGCGCTAGATTTATCACAGGGATATGTGGCTAACGTAACGATTAAATCACACACACGCAACTTAGAGCAAAACTCTAGGCTATGGAAGCTGTACGGTGCGCTTGGCGAGTATATTGGCGAATCACCAGACAACATACACCAGCTTATGGGTTGGAAGTTTCTACGCAGCCAGACTACCGTAAATGGCGAATCAATTGAGGTCATCAAGAGTACGACTAAACTGTCAACGGCAGAGATGGCTGATTACCAAAGGCAGATAGAGTTATGGTCTGGCACGATTGGGTTTGTGTTCAATGAGTAAAATTACACAGTCAGCCAAAGGTGAAAACTGCACGGTCAGAATTATTGGCTACTGCAACGGCAATCCGGAAACAACCGTTTTAGCGCATTTAAGTGGCATTAGGTATGGACACGGTACTGGTCAGAAAGTAAACGACTTACACGGTGCGTATTGTTGCTCTGGATGCCATGATGCTATAGATGGCAGAGTCAGGACTAACCACACAAGAGATGAATTAAAGTTATCGCACCTAGAGGGTGTAATTGAAACTCAACTAAGATTAATAGAGAAAGGTTTATTATGATTGTATTCCGTAAAAAATTAAACGCATGGGTAGTAGAGGCTAGGGACTCAGAACGTCAAATTATAATCATAGGTAACTATCAGACAGAAGAAGAAGCTAGAGCTGCTGATAAAGAGTATAAAGATAAAAAACTAGCAGAGTCATACGCATTAAAACAAAAAGGTTTAGAACAGCAAGCAGAAGCCATGTATGAGAGATACAATCGCTACCTAGAGTTTTGCGTACTGCCTAAGAGCCTGACACAGATGCGTGAGAAATTAGACAGCGATAAAAATACTGCAGCCAATACGATTAGAAGTTTAATGGCTAGAGGGTACATGAAAAGTATTGTGCTTGATGATAAAGGTAAACACAAAAAATATAATTTTGTTACGCTTAAACTAATAAGTTTTGAAGAAGCATTAAGCTACGCATCACCTAAAAAGTATAAGCCTAAAGAAACAGACGAACCTACAATAGCTGGTGCAAGGGTAATTAACTTTGATGACAAAAAATTGTCTGAGCTTTATATGACGCAACGTGCAACAGACAGGGCTAACATGAAGTCACCTAAGAACTATATAAGCGGTGCAACTATGTCAACGAGTGATTGGTAATGAGAGTTACTAGCGATGGTTCAAGCGCAAGCTACTACGAGTTGCCTAATAATGCTAGTGAGTTGCAAGACTTAATTAGCGCAAAGAATATGAATGCACAGATAGGGGAGATATTCCGTGAGTGCTACCGGTATGGTCAGGCATCACATTGTGACGAGATAAGGGGAATTAAAAAGATATTGTTCTATGCTAATGCAGAGCTTAAAAGATTAGCCAGTCAAGAGCAATCCTGACCGGCTATATACACAAGCTATATACTATTTGTTCATTACGTACATAGTAACTTCAAAGCCAAAACGCATTTCAGTAGCTGCTGGAGATGTCCACATGATATTAGTCCTTAATCTGTACTAAGCAAGATTGCTTGTATGTAATAATGCACCAATTGTTATAGACTACATATAGTAAAAACCATTAATTGTAGTATATTGACCGAGTTTGATAAGTATGGTAAAGTCACATAACGTTTTATAGTAGGGTAATTGCATAGTTACCTTACTTTTTTATTCCAGCGACTGTACATCGCTAGAAAGTAACCACAGCCCCTCAGACGTGATAGGGTAGACTCCGAGGTAGTCTAGTTGCGAGAACCTCCTATTTTTTAGGGAATGACTATGGCAAAAGGTTTGTTAGACACAAAGACTACTATTGGCTCTGCCAAAGAGATTGCTGACAACACCAAGAATGCCATTGATAACTATTCTCTTGGAGCTATGAACCCAAGTTTGCCTAATACCGAGTACTGGGCAAAGATGGCTAAGATGTTCCGAATCACACCGGCAGAAGTCAAGCGTCAACGATGCGGTAACTGCGAATACTACGACAACACTCCCGAAATGTTTGAGGCTATGGAAGCCATCCCACTAAACAAGTACGACCTGTATGATGGTCAAGCTCAACGTGGATGGTGTCACAAGCTAGACCTTATTTGCCATAACTCACGTCTATGCAGCGTATGGGAACGTAAAGACTTTGAAACCGAGGAAGACTAAAATGCGCAACTTAGATAAGGCAGCAGAAAAGATTGGTACTGTAATGGGTGAGTATAAAGACAAGGGCTTACACTCTGGTAAAGGTGGTAAAGTAGTTAAGTCACGTAAGCAAGCCATTGCAATCGCACTCAGCGAGGCTAACAAGGTCAAAGGTAAGTAATGAATGACCATTGGTTTATTATCTTGTTGGCTGTAATTGCTAACATTACACTTATCATAGGTGTTGTACACCATTGGTAAACTAATTTTAACAACAGGGTGACCAACCTACAAGGAGTCACAACAAAATGACAGAAGAAAAAGCAGCACAATTAGCAGCAGCCAGAGAGAAGGCAGCAGAAGCTAATTTAGGTAACACACATTCAAGTAAAATCAATAGATTAATGAATGAAACTCTGAAACGTATATTAATTCAGAATGAAGGGCTAAGAGCTAGGACTATTGCAGAGGCTCTAGTAACAAAAGCAGAGGATGGTGACGTACCAGCTATTAAAGAAGTATTTGATAGAGTGGATGGTAAGGTAGTACAAGAGAACAAGATAAGCGGTGACCCTGACGCTCCAATCATTATTAATGTAATTACAGGCATTGATGACTGAGAGTAAAGACATCCACCTAGGCTACAAGCCACGATTACCACAGAAAGAGATACACAAGGCAATAAAAGAGAATCGGTTTGTTGTAGCTGTAGCTCATCGTAGGATGGGTAAAACTGTATCTGCAATTGTACAATTGATACATTCTGCATTACAGAACAAACAGAAGAATCCTAGGTACGCTTACATAGCGCCTACTTATAGTCAAGCAAAGAGGGTCGCATGGGATTACCTAGTAGAATATACTCGCTCACTTGGTGGTACTGCAAACATCGCAGAGCTACGAGTGGACTTCCTAGGGAGAAGGATAAGCCTGTACGGAAGTGAGAACGGCGACAGCTTAAGGGGACAATACTTTGATGGTGTAGTCCTAGATGAGGTCGGTGACCAAGACCCAAAGATATGGAATGAGATTATAAGACCGGCACTAGCAGACAGAAAAGGATTCTGCCTATTTATTGGTACTCCTAAAGGTAACAATCACTTTAGAGAGTTCAAAGAACGTGCAATGGTTACAGAAGGTTGGAAGTTCTTAGAGTTTAAGGCTAGTGATACTGGCATACTAGACCCACAAGAGTTGGCTAGTGCTAAGAACGAGATGGGCGAGGACAAGTACAAGCAAGAGTTTGAGTGTAGCTTTGACGCACCGGTAGAAGGTGCTTACTATGGGTCACTATTACATGAAGCTGATAACGAGAACAGAGTTACTAAGATTCCTAAAGACGAACTGGCAAAGATTGTTTGTAGCTGGGATTTGGGTGTGTCTGATTCTACTTGTATTTGGGTAGCCCAGATAGTAGGTAAAGAGATACAGCTAATAGATTGCACAGAGAACCACGGAGTAGGACTTGATTACTATGTTAGTTGGTTACGTGATAATGGCTATGACAAGGGTCAGCAGATACTTCCGCACGATGTAAGGGTCAGAGAGATGACCACAGGTCGTAGCAGACTTGAGGTGTTGATGGAAGCCGGACTAGATGTAACAGTAGCACCAAGCCTATCTATAGCAGATGGCATTCAAGCAGTCAGACGTATGCTGCCTAGATGCTGGTTTGATATGGAACGGACAAAGAACGGTCTGGTTGCATTGCGTAACTATAGACGTGAGTTTAACGAGAAGCAGAATGTGTTTTACGATAAGCCAGTTCACGACTGGTCATCACACTTTGCAGACTCGTTTAGGTATTTAGCAATAGGGTTAGTAGAAGTAGATACAACGTGGTCTAAACCATTACAACAAAATAAGGCATGGGTCGTATGATGAACCAAGAAGAACTAAAGGCACTATGTGCTGACGAGATTAATAACGCTATTGGCTATTTAGAGTCCGATACAGTTCAAGCCCGTGCTGATGCCATGAACTACTACTTCCGTGACAAGTACGGTACAGAGGTAGAAGGTCGCAGCCAAGTAGTTACCGGTGAGGTAGCTGAAGCAGTAGACGGTGCATTGCCTCAACTAATCCGAGTATTCACATCATGCGAAGACGCAGTACGCTTTGAGCCAACTAAAGACGGTGAAGAACCATTAGCTGACCAGGCTAGTGACATGGCTAACTGGGTATTCTATAAAGACAATGATGGCTTCCTAATCCTACACAACTGGTTCAAGGATGCGCTACTACAAAAGGTCGGTGTTGTTAAAGCCTACTGGGAAGAGAAGAAAGACACGATTAAAGAGAAGTACAAGGGCTTAACCGATGACGAGTTAGCCATGATTATGCAGACAGGCGAGTGGGAAATCACCAAGCAAGTGACTGATTTTAGAAGCGCATTGA